CCAATGGAACTTGCACATACTAATGTGGAAGTAACAATGGCTGACTTTTATGCTGCTGAGTACATCGACAAACTTGACGAGTTGAAAACAAATATCAATGAGCGTCAAGCTGTTGCCGAGAGTGCTGCTGCTGCATTGGGGCGTAAAACTGATGAGATCATTACAACAGCTATGGATGCTGGTGCTAACTCAACGCAGTTAGGTGCTGGTGGTTCTGCCGTTAGCAAAGCTGATCTTTTAACTACTTTCGAAACACTTGGAACCGCAGACATTCCAGAAGACGGACAGCGCTATATTGCAATGTCTCCTGCTGGTTTTGCAGATCTGTTTAACATTACAGAATTTGCTTCAAGTGATTTTGTTGGACCGCAAAATTTACCGTTTGCTGGCGGTATGACAATGAAAGAGTTCTTGGGCTTCAAGATCTTTTCAACATCGGCTGTGGCTGGTGGTAAGAACTTTGTTTACCACATGAGAGCAGTTGGAATTGGTGTGAACGCTGATGTTCAGACTGAAGTAAACTATGTAGCAGAAAAAGTATCGCACCTAGCGACATCAATGATGTCAATGGGTTCTGTTGTTATTGATGACAACGGTGTATACGAACTGTTAGATAATAACTAGGAGGGTTAGAAAATGGCTTATAGTGCAAGTGGACTAACTCGTTTGTCTGGTGGTTCTGGTGTTAATCTTTGGCACTACACCACAACAGATGCAATCGGTGATGTAAACACTGCTAACTACTTCAATGATGCTCTTGGTATGATTCGTTCTTTGGACGTTATCATTGCTGTTACATCAACAGGTGGTACACCAGCAGTTAGTCTTGTTTACGCAAAGGATGTTTCCGCAACCGCGATTGACGTAACTGATGGCTTAACAGTCACAGCAACTGACAGCGACTAATAGGTTGGGGCTTCGGCCCCACCTTTCTTTAAGGATTAAAAATGGCAGTAACAAGTACACCAGCAAACTCAGCTATAGATATTTGTGCAAGAGCTTTAATCCTAATTGGTGCTGAACCTATTACTTCTTTTGATGATGGAAACAACGAAGCTCTTGTAGCTTCTAATGTTTATGAAGATATAGCTAGATCTACTCTAACAAGTACACGTTGGAGGTTTGCTACTAATCAAGCTATTTTAAATAGACTTACAGATGAACCTACTGGAAGATATGATGCAGCTTATCAATTACCTGATGGATGGTTAATGACTCATGCTGTTACTGTAAATGATGTTCCTGTTGAGTATCAAACTTACGGAAATAAAATATTTGCTAACGAAGATGCAAACTCAATAGTTATACTTGATTATACTTATCGTGCAGAAGAAACAGATTTCCCATCTTATTTTACTGTTGCTTTACAATTAGAATTAGCAAGAGTATTTGCTTTTAGTTTAGCAAGGGATGCAAAGTTATCTGAACTTATGGCTCAACAAGCTCAAATTGCTATGATGAAAGCTAGAACAACAGACTCTCAACAACAAACAACGAGAAAACTTAATACATCAAGATTTATTGCACAAAGGCGAAGCTAAATGCAAAAGGTTCGCGTTTCACTAACAAACTTCAAATACGGTGAAGTAAGCCCTTCTTTGTATTCAAGAACAGATACAGAGTTATATAATCAATCAGCACAACGAGTAGAAAACTTTTTTCTTCGAGCAGAGGGTGGTGTAATAAAACGACCAGCTTTAGAACATATATATCAGTTTGCTGATATAACTGTTGATGGCACTAAGGTTCAACAATCTAGACTTTTACCATTTATATTTTCTGATGATGAGCAGTATATAGTTTCTCTTGAACATCAAAAAGTAAGAGTATTTTTAATTAATCCTACTACTGGTGTGGTTGCTCTAACGGCTACACTTACTCAGGATATAAATAGTCAAACATTAAAGTTTGATCATGATTTCTTACATGAGTATACGTTTGCTCAAGCTGGGGATGTTATGTTTATTTGTCATCCTACATTTATGCCTCAACAATTAATACGAACAAGTTTATCTAGTTTTCAGGTTGAGCCTTTTGTGTTTGATCAAAAGTCTGACAATAAACAAATATACCAACCGTATTTTAGTTTTCAGAAATCAGGAGTTACACTTGATGTTTCGGCTACTTCTGGATCAGGAGTAACTTTAACAACTGGTTCTGCGTATTGGGATACATCAAGTCCATCAAAGCATATTGGAACAACAATAAGGTACAATGGCGCAGAGATTGAAATAACTGGAGTAACAAACTCAACAGTAGCAACGGGAGATATACTCGATACTCTTACTGTAAGTTTAGATGTAGCTCCATTTAGAACAACAGAAAGCTCTGCTGATGTAGAGGTAACTATGGTAAATCATGGTTTAAGTGTTGGCGATTCTATTGTTATAGCTGGTTCAGCTTCAGTTGGTAATATTTCTAATAGTAATTTAAATGGAACACGTTCTGTAGCTTCTATTGTAGATGATAATCGTTTTGTTTTTACTGCTGGCGGCAGTGCAAATGCTTCTGAAGATGGTGGTGGTACTCCAAAAATTCAAAGTCATGCACCTATTACCACTTGGGATGAACAGTCTTTTTCCTCGCTTCGAGGCTTTCCTGCTGCTGTTACATTCCATGAAAATAGATTAGTGTTTGCTGGTACTGTTGCTCAACCAGACGCAATCTTTATGAGTAAGAGTGGTAAGTATTATAACTTTGATGTTGGTACTGCTGCTGATAATGATTCTATTCAAGTTACTGCAAGCATTGGTGAGATAAATCAAATACGCCATGTAGTATCTAATAGGGATCTTCAGGTGTTTACTGCATCTTCTGAAATGTATTTACCTGCATTCCAAAACCAGCCAATGACTCCAACTAATGTTCAAGTTCGAAGACAAACATCTTTTGGGTGTGGGTTTGAAAGACCTGTTGTACTTGATGGAGCAACTGTTTTTACTCAAAAAGGTGGAGCTATTATAAGAGAGTTTTTGTTTAGCGATAGTGAAGCTGCTTATGTTGCATCACCTATATCTACTGTTTCTTCTCATTTAATTAAAACTCCTATTGAGCAAAATGTTTTTAATGGCGCTTTAAATAGATCAGAAAGTTATTTGTTTATTACAAACGCTGATGGAACAATAGCTGTATTTAATTCTAATCGTGCAGAAAATAGAGCAGGATGGACTGAGTTTACTTGTGCTGGAACTTTTGTTTCTACTTGTACTATTGATGACCGAGTGTTTGCTAATGTTGTTTTTAATCTTGGTAATGGTACAGAAAAGCATGTTCTTTGCGAATTTGTAGCTACTAAGAATACTGATATGTCTACTGTGTTTACTGGAACGGCTGGTGTATTTAATGTATCAGCAGATTTTAACAATGGTGCAGTTGTAGAAGTAGTAAATGGTAACAATTACATTGGGCAGTTTACTGTAGCTGGTGGAAATATAGATGTATCTGCTGTGGATGCTTCACTTACTTCTGCTGAAATAGGTTTTGATTTTGATGTTACATTAACAACCAATCCCATTGATGCTCCAATAGCAGGTGGTCCTTTAACTGGTATTCCTAGAGGAGTTACTAGTGTTTTTGTGGATTTAAATAATACATTGTCTGTTAAGGTTAATGATACTAATTTAATAATTAGAAGTGTTACAGATGATCTTTCTCTGCAACAGCAACCTTTTACTGGTAAACATGAGTTTAGATTGCTTGGGTATAGTGCAGATCCACAAGTAACAATAACACAGTCAGCCCCATTACCATTACAAATTAATGGGTTAGTAGCGGAGTTAGTATTTTAATGATACAGTTAGTAATGGGAGCCATATCTGGTTTTGCTTCTTTACAAGCAGGTAGAGCAGCAAGAGGCCAAGCAGAGCAACAAGCAGAGGCAATGGAGATAAAGGGCATTGCTGATGAAGCCCAAGCTATAAACAATATGGCAATTCGTATTAGTGAATATGAAAAAGCTTTTGATTCTAACGATGCTATCTTTTCTTTTCAAAGTGGTGGTGGTGAGAACATAGGCGTTTCCAAAGCTTTCTATGATGCTCAAGGATCTGAACGTCAGGTATTAGTTAAAGACATTGCAACACTTAGTCAGGGTCTTGCTCTTGAGCGTGGACAAACAAAACTGGCTGGACTGATAGAAATTGAACGTGGCAAGCAAGCACAAAGAGCAGCTATGTTTGATGCATTAGGTTCGTTTGTTGGTGGCTATCAAAAGTATAGACAATTTAAAACAGGTAATTAGTGATGGCTATTGAGAGACAAACACGCAAAGCAAGTTTACCAAGAATAAACGTGGTTAATGTTAACACTGGCGTTGAACAAACTTACAAAACGATTGCAAGAACTTCTGAAAGAATAGCAAATGACTTTGCTCCTTTTGCTCAGAAGAGGGCTGAAGATGCTGGTATAAATACAGCCAAAGCTATTGCTAAACAAAACTTAATAGAATTTGATAACACAGGATCTCCAAATGTTGGTGATGAAAATTACAATCCAAACTTTGGAAAACCAAAAGCATTTGCTGTTCCAAAAGACTTTGGGTTAGTTGCTCGAAGTGCGTATGAAAGAGTTATTGAGCGTAGGTTCGAAGAATCTATGCAAGAAGAACTTGAGTTAAAAGCTATAGAGCTATCAAATGATTCTAAAGATTCTGCTGAGTATAATCAAAGATTTACTAACTATCTTGAGGCAATGGATAAAGCTGCTGATGGTAGGTTTGGTGAGTATATACAGAATACTGGCACTGCAATACTTCGAGATAGTTTACTAAAACTACAAATTAAAGAACAAGAAGCTGCTGTTAAAAAGGCAAAAAAACAATCTAAAGAAAACGTATTTTTTGCTTTAAGAAAGCTATCAAATTCTGTTGGAATGGTTGATGATCCAGAGTCAGTAAATGAAATAATGACTCTTGCTAGAAATGTTACTGTAGCAATCGAAGAAGACTTTGCATTAAATAATGATAAAATAGAATATGTAAAAAATCTAGATCAGATTGCTTTTGCTAAAGCTGGTGCTTTAACTAATTTACTTTCTACTTCAACAGCTAATTTACCTGAGTCTGAACGTCTTAGAATAGCAGGAGCATTTACAAATCCTGCTTTAATAAAAACTATTGATAGCAAAGTAACCAGACAAGCTATTAGAAAAATTATAGAAACAAGTAATGGAATGAATTTAGATAAATTATCTGATTCATTTACAAAGCAAGTTGATGCTGTAGATCAAATACAAAAAGCTGAAGATACTGAATACTTTAGTAACAATGAAGATGAATTTAATAGAATTATTACTAATGCTCCATTTGGTCATTTAGTTGGCAAAATGACTATTGAAATAGATAAAGCACCAGAAGAATCAAAGGAAGAAGTAGAGCAATTATTTGCTAATGCTATTGGTAATGAATTTATTTCTCAGCTTACATCTTTAGAATCAGTTCAAAAATTAAAACCTAAAGAATTAGAAATTGTATTAAATCAAATCCAAGCAATTACTAATATGCAGGGCAAAAGCACAGACCCAAATGTTGNTTTAGAGTTAGATAAAATAAAACAGGTTGGTGTTAAAAAACTTGTTTCTGAATTAATTAATGCANAAGAAACAGCACAATCAGATGCTCTTGATAAACTTGGCACTGTAATTAATCCAAAAGCAAAAGCAGATAAACTTATACAAGAAGAAGCTCAAAGAGAAATAGATGAAAAAAATGCTGTTTATGAAGCTGATGCAACAAAAAGATTTGATGAATTAGAAGCTCTTTATGACGATGCAAAAGGACAAAAGAATGATCAAGCAATGATTGAATTGTTTGAAAAGTTTTTTTCAGAAACAAATGAAGAGGGAATACCTTACTATACATATTTAGAAGGTGAAGATAGTTCTGCTTTTACTAAGATGACAGTAACTTACCAACAAGTTGCTAATAGAATTAAAGGTGAAAAAGGAACAACGGCTATTACAAAAGCAGAGCAAGAAAATATTAATAATTTATTTTCAAAGTTACGCAACGCTGATGGTATTAGCCAAGCAAATGATATTAAAATTAAATTAAACGACACTTTAAATAATCTTCGTGGCAAACATTCAAATGACTACATTTCTAGCAAACGAAAAGAAGTTGATACAGAATTTTCTAAGTATGTTAAAGATGATGAAGCTGCAAAAGATTTAAATTTTAAAAATCAAGCAATAGATATTACAAAAGATATTAGAAAACTTCAGGAACTTGGAGAAGTAATATCTGAAGATCAGGTAAATAAAGCATTAGAAGATGTTACAAACTTTTTAAGTCAAGATTCAAAAGGTTTAGATAAAGCAACTGAACTAGATTTTCATAACAAAATAAAAAATGACTATGCACTTTCTGTTATTCAGCCTCTTATGAATACACTTCGTGAAAAAACTGGTGGTAATGGTATTTCACCTGCTCTTATTAAACAAGCTGCTGATATAGCAAATACAAAAAATTTAGATAAATTTGCTGAATTTGTAAAAGAATTAGATAAAGACTCTGCATTGTATTTAATGGCTAAAGGTTTGTTTGATGCTTCTAAAATTACTACAGCTAGATCAGAAATAAGAACACAGCTTGGTAAGTTATTAGAATACAACACTACTCAATTTGATCAGTATACAAAAGAAATACAGATAACTAATGATTTAGATGCTGTTGAAAGGCTTGGAAGTTTTTCTTCTAATGCTCAATTAAGAACATATGAAGATAAAATATATACAAAACTAGGAGGTTTACCTGAAGGCACTGTTATAGATTATAATAACGGAAAACTATTTAGAACTCCAAGTGGAAAACTTACTGCATTAGGACAAAGAATATTTGACGATATGCAAAGAGGGGTAAGAGTTCCTAATCTTGTTGCTTCGTTAGAATTAGCTGCATCGGCAGGAGTTCAGGATGGTTCTTTTTTATTTTCTATATTTGCTCAAGGAATGAACCAGCAACCAAACGGAACAAATAACAACTTATGGGTTCAAGGAGGGCAAAATCAATTAAGCCCAGATACTGTAGGAAGATTTGCTTCAGCATTAATACTATATGAAGTAGGTGGAACAAGCACTCCTTCTGAAGCTTTAAGAGAAATTATTGGAGCAGATCAACAAGCAGGGCCAGAGGGAGTTAAAGGATATTTAAAGTTAAAACTAGGTGAAGATCTAGAAGAGTGGATTGCTGATACTTATCCAGAAGCAGACTTTCAAAGCAGTCAGATTTTAAAAAATGCTGCAATGGCTTTAGGCAGAAATGTTAATGATGGCGATGAGCTTTATAAAATACTTAAAGGTTTTATTAATGCTACTTATGGATACGATGATAAGGTTTTAGGAACTGTAGTTGATCCTATGAGTGGGTTTTTAGACTCAGGATATATTTTTGGTTCAACTGGTAAACCTTTAGTAGTAGGTGCAAGAAGTAAATATGCTGGCACTAAAGCTATGAAAAAAATGGATAATGCTGCTTCTCAACTAATATTTGAAAACATTTCTGACATAGAAAGACAAAGAAGATTTGAAATAGATACAATGAGTGCAACTCAAGTTACTGGAGTAGCTTTAACAGGAGTTTATTTTCCACCTATGCCAGAGTTTGCAAATAAATTTTTCTTTGGCGAAACAGAAGGTGGTGGTTCTGTAGTAGATGAATTTGGACAAATGTTTACACANGACATTAATTTTAAATATCGAGAATCAACACAGCAATCTGGAGTTTATTATATAATGATGCCAACTGTTGGTGGTGGTGGTTATCAAAAACTAACAACTAAAGAGGGTATTCCTGTTTTAATAGATATTTTTGAATATCAAGATAACCCAAAATATCATCCTAATTTACTTTTTTATAATAGAGATTTTTCAAGAGCATTATCTTTAGATCCTAACGGTGGAAAGTTTTTACAGTACAAAGGTCTTCAACCATTAGGTGATGAAGGTAGAATATTAAATGAAGAAATAGTAAATGTTGCTCCTAAAAGTAGCACTCCTTTGCTTCGAGCAGAACAAGCTTTGATGCTTATGCGTTTTCCTGAAATGTTAGCTAATCCTACAAACAGAGATATTTTTAAAACTCTTGTTGAAGAAAAAGTTATTCGTAAAGAAGATGTTGATTTCTTTATTCCATTTTTAGAGCAGTATAATTAATGGCAGAAATAAAATTAACACCAAGTTTTCCAACATTTGAAAAGAAAACATTTCCTATAGTTGAGACTGAGCCTTCTTTTCCAGAAACTTTTGTAGCTAATAGTAAAAAGTTATTTGGCCCTGCTGTTGAGGGCAACAAATATTATATGTCTCCTGCTGTTAAAAGAGATTTAAATTTTGATTTNAGTAAATTTTTTCAAAAAAATAATATTAATCCAAATTCTCAAACTGGTAAATATATATCTAACTACGGATTTAATTTAGAATCTGCTAATCGCGCTCTTGAGCATAGATTGGAAATGGATGAAGTCCAAAGACAATTAGAATCAGCAGGGTTTGTAAAGAGTGTATTATCTGACCCAGTATTAATTGCAGAACTTGTTGCTATTGGTGGATCTTATTCTTTGCTTAAAACAATAGGTAGAAAACAAGCATCTAAATATTTGGGTGATGCATTTTTAGATCCTAAAGATCCTACAATATTAAAGCGCAGAAATACTGGACGAACTTACCGTCAAAGCTGGATGGAACAGGAAAAGAAATTTGACGTTCTGGAAGAATTTGATGAGATTGATACACCTGCAAAACTAAATACAGCAACTAAAGCTGTCGATGCACAGTTAAAAGAAACAATGGCTAAAAAAGGTTTTAGAATTGCTAATGCTGAAGCTGCTTTCTTTGAAGGTACTTACAATGCGTTTACTTTAGCAAATGATTTAACTGGTGATACAGAAGCTGATCAAGCTATTCGTGACGCATTATTAAGGCAAACTATAGCTCAAGGTATTTCTAGTGTTTTGGGTTATGGCATTGGAAGACGTATTGATTACAACCAAAAAAGACAAATGGAATCTGTTAGGAAATCATTTGAAGAATCTATGAAAGGCTTTGATGATTTAAGTAAAGGTGTAAACGCTAGGCCTCCAGAAAAAGTAGTAACAACTGTAGCTTTACCTAAAGTAAAAAGCGAAGATCTTTTGTTTGAAGGTAAATGGTGGACTGATTCTATATTCTATCGAGCATTACCAACGCCAGTAAAAGCTGTAATGGGTAAGAATAGTTTAGCTACAAAAAATGTTAAACTTAGATTTATGAGAATGGTTAATGATGGTGGTGTTTTATTTAAACTTAATCAGTTAGATAGAAATTTTGGTACTTCTGTGTTGCAAGAGTCTGGTTCTTTATCTGGCAAATGGGGCAATACTTATAACAGAATACATGAGCTTTGGGGTGAGGTTTCTCCATCAGGCAATTATGAAATTGCTGACATGCAAATTAGTAATACGATTGCTAAAATACAAAAGCTTCGAGGTAGAGAAAACTTAACTTTTGAAGACTTTGGTGAGCATATTACTGATCTTTATATACACAACAAAACCCCAACCACTGATGTTGAAAAAAAAGCAGTCCAAATATTCAGAGAGTTTTGGGAAGAATGGGATANAATGCTTAATGANGTAGGTCTACTTGGTGGAACTAATTCATTAATTACAAGGAAAGCAAGCACTGAAGGTAGAGTTGGTGAGTTAGAAAACACCTTCAATGATATTTTAGATTCAAACAGAAACTTTTTAGAAA